ATTTAGCAATGTATGCTGCAGCACCTCCCCATGGTTGCATCATGCAGCACTCCTTAAATGATCAGGCAATCCATCATCAGGGTGTGGGTATATTTCAGGACAGATTTGATGAGGTGTTTTTTGCCAGTTAACAGCACGGCAAAATTTGATAACTGATGCGTTAGGAACACCTCTAACCTTCCAGTTACATACGGTTTGGACGCTTTCATTAATAGCCTCAGCTATTCTTGCAGCACCAAATTCATCTATTAATTTATCAATCATGATTCGATACTAAACTAAACGTTTAGTATTTGCAACACATATTGTTTAGCATGGAGTAAAACATTATGTTTACTATTTGCGTTATGAGTAGTACAAACACAATTTTTGAAAGACTTCTAATTGCCGCAAAAGCTATCAAAAATATTGATAGCCAAGCAGAATTAGCACGCGAGTTAAACCTCCCTGAGCAAAATATTACAAACTGGAAATCTCGTGGCGTTCCTAAAATAAAAATCATAGAGCTTGCTGAAAAATGGGGATTTAGAACCCAATGGCTAAATACTGGTGAAGGATCGATGATTGATGAACCACCGCCATTATTTAGCAGATCATCAGTTAAACAAGAACATGCAGAATACAATTTAGATCCAATTAACCTAGAAGATAACCCTGACTACCCTTCAATAAGAAGAGTAAATTTGAGGCTATCCGCAGGAATTGTGGGATTTAGCATCGACCATGACATAGACGATAAATCCCCTATTGTCATGCAGCGACAATGGTTTGAGTCTCGCGGTTACAACCCAGCTAAACTTTTGGCGACAGGGGTTAGGGGTGATAGCATGTCACCAGGAATGAATGATGGTGATACGGTTGTAATTAATACAGAAGACACAACCCCTGTTGATGGAGTGGCGTTTGCTATTAACTATGAAGGTGAGTTAACTGTAAAACGACTGTTTCGTGATGCTGGCATATGGTGGCTATCATCAGATAATCCAGATCAGCGCAAATATCCACGAAAACAATGTACTGGCGATTTATGTTTGATTATTGGCAGAATAGTCCACAAACAAAGTGAAGTAATTTAATCAGAAATAATTAAAGGACTACTATGAGCAACATAGATACAGGCTTAGGTGTAATTACTGTATTTTTCTTAGTCGTGTTAGCAATATTATGGTTTTTCTTACCATTCGCGATATTTGGCACAAAAGCACTCATTCAAGAGTCCATCGATGAACAAAAAGCACTAAGAAAATCGATTGATGACCTGCATAAAACCATTAAAGAGAAGATGTAATTTAAGAGCGTATTAGTCAATTGAAATATTTAACGATATTACTTCTGGTTATTACGTCGTTTTCAGCCCAAGCAGAATATAAACGCAGCTACAAAGCTAAAAGCCAGTTTAAGCAATCTAACCCCTGCCCTGCTACTGGACGCAGCAAAGGCTCATGCCCTGGCTACATAATAGATCACGTTCAAGCGCTTGCTTGCGGCGGTGCAGATCATCCAAGCAATATGCAATGGCAGACTAAGGCCGATGCAAAGGCTAAAGATAAGTGGGAGCGTAAAGGGTGTTAGATTGCAATGGTACGTTAACGAACAAATTAAATAATAATAGGCAGGTAAAATGAACTTTCGACTAGACAAAATTACTAAAGAAATATTAGACTCAACAGCTGTAAGTTGGTACGCTTCAGCAGATAGCTTAGGAATCCCTGAAATTGATTCTGAAAAGATAATAGCTTGGGCTGATAATCATATTAACTATGAAAATATAGCTAATTCTGCTGCTTATGGAATATTTGATGAAAAAAACCCTACAGAAGCTGTAGCAATTGTCGATGTAGTTTATAGCGAGGTGGTGCCGAAACATGGCTGGCTGAAAGTTTTGAATATTTCATTAAGTCCAGTATACTGTGCGTCCGAAGTTGAGCGCGACTTGGATAAATTTTATACCGTGATTGATATATATGTTGAATCAGTCATCGGAGCAATTAATTTAACGGATAACCATAAAGCTAAAGTTTTAAAGATATTTGGTAGAAATGAAAGCTTATTTAGATTGTTGGTTATTCTTAAAGAAAGACTATCAGCGTTAGTAGATAGTAAAATTACCGCTAAAATAGAAGGAAGATGGTTAGTAATATCAACCAACTAAAGGACACTAAAATGAACGTACATTACACAAGCCTAGCAGCAGCTAGGAACGTAGACAAAGTAAAATTTGACCAACAAATTAAAACAAGCTTCTATGAAGCTTGCAACCAAATGTCCAAAAAAGAAGTAATCAATGCGCTTTGTATTAATCACCGACGTTCGATACCAGTTAAGCTAGCCGCTTAACCTCCAACCTGCTTCGGCAGGTTTTTTTACGCCCATTCAACTGTAAGCTCTAAGCTGACAGTTCACCAACCCGCCTCTGAGCGGGTTTTTTATTGCCTTAATTTATTAAACACGTAATTTTTTTAATGAATATTTAAATTTTAATAGCAATACTAAACAAATTGTTTGCATAAATACTAAACATAGTGTTTAATATTTCAAACGCCACACCTAAACCGTAATTTAGGAGTTTGAAAATGCCAGCAACAGCAGACTTACAAACCGCATTTAATACCTCACAACTCCCTAGGTTGGGCTACACGTTTGAACGCGCCATGCAGAGTAAAGCATTGGTGACTTGTTTAATTAGGCTGGCACAACGCAAAACACCGCAGCAGCCAATACCAAAAATTTCGCGGAAAAATGGCGCGAAAGAATATTGGTACAACAAAATTTAAGGTAAACACCATGCAAACAGAAGCGCAACCAATCATACATATAGATTTATTTGTCACTGTTCCAGAAACCACCCTGCCATGCGGCACCGTAGTGCCATCTTTCAAAGTGGCACAGTATGCAGCTAGCAAATCTGATGAAGGCAAAGCTATCATCACCGCCAACCTAAGGCCATGGGTAAACATCAACTTCAATGATGCAAAACAAGCATGCATTGATGCTGGCTACTCACTGATTACAGAAAAACAGTGGCTTGCTATCGCGCACAACGTTGTGAACGTTGATGCTAACTGGACTAAAGGTAAAGTCGGTGAAGGCAAACTATTTAGAGGCATTCGCAAAGGTAATGTCTCTGGTGCTCAAGCTGGTGACTTTGAACCAACCAACAAAAAAGAACGCCGCTGGCTAACACTTAGCAACGGTGAACAAATCTGCGACATGAATGGCAATGTCTTTTCATGGGTATTTGACGACCTTCACGGTGATGAGAATGGCGTTATCAACAAAAGCTTTGACTCATCAGACCCATCAATATCAACAGCACCCTACCCTAGCCTAGAAAAAGGCATGGGCTGGCGTCCATCATCTGCCAATTGGTCTGGCGATGCGCTCGTCCGGGGCGGCTGCTGGATCTCGGACGACTATGCAGGCGTGTTCAATCTCGACCTCGGCTGGCCCGGCAACGACGGCAACGGCGTCGGCTTCCGCTGCACCAAGAGTCTCTAGTCACTTGTCACCTATCCAGCACGCTGTGTAACGGCGAGCTGGTTTAACTGAAAGGTTAATCATGAATTTAGCAATAGCAGACAACACCAATTTAACTTTAGTAGAAAGATTAATCAAAGATGCTAAAGCGTTAGGTATGCGTGTTACTTATCACCCAGACCCAAAGCCAAGCAATGTGGTTGATTTCAGTTCAGCACTGGAAAAACGCCGCATGCAAATGTGCCAAAGCGCTGAGGCATAACCATGAAAAACCACCCACTAGATGACCTTACATCAAGTGATTTTATATACCAGGTACTAAGAGCAATAGTTGGTGCAGCTCTAATTGTGATCATTACCTACCAAGTAACACCGCTATTTTTGGAGTTATTACATGAAGTTTACATCGGTATTTCTTATTGGATGGCTTTTATCATGGATTACACACGGGCGACTGATTAAGCGCCTTAAAGACACGCATTACTACGTTACAAAGCGTCCTTACAGCTTAATAGAGTCATGGAAACTATCAGGGAGAACAATATGAAATTTAATCCAGCTAATCATAACAAAGCTAAAACTTTAATCAACAGATTAGAGATAAATACATCTGTATGGATTGCAGATCATCGAACTGGCGAACCGCAAGATTATGTAGCACAGATTATCACCATAGATACAGGCGCATGCCAGATTCATGAAGATCTAAGCGCTAAACAAGCTCAAGATTTAATCAACATGCTTAATCAACATATTGAGTACATCAAAGAGGCTGAATTAGAACTGCTAGCCTTACAGACAAAGGCAGCAGCATGACCGCATTAATCATCTTTGGCAGCACGTTTATTTTAGTGTTTGCACTGGGTTTTCAGAGCCTAAACGTGAATAACGGCCACTACAAAGCTGCCTTTTTAACTAGCTTTGCTATATCTGGCGCCAATCTAGTTTTATTTAAAACAGTGCCTGAAGCTGGTTTTTATGAAATTACCGCCTACTTGACCTCTGGCCCATTTGCGATTGTTGCAAGCATGCTGGCTCACAGAAAGTGGGTGCGTAAATGAGTTACGTTATCAACAAAGAATCATTTTTAAAAGATGTGGTTAATCATCAAATTCAAATCATCCGTGATGATGGCGTGAATAGACATATTAGGTTAGCTAGACCGGATACAAGCTGCATGCACTTTGATTTAATCACTTGGCCCGGTCATCTTTGCTATACCGGTGACATGGGAACATATGTTTTCACAAGATTAGTCGATATGTTTGCATTCTTCAGACGATCAGAACTAGAGAAGAAATACAGTATTGACCGCCGCTATTGGGCTGAAAAATGTATAGCAAAAGACCGTGATGGGATTGAACAGTTTGATGAGGAAATATTCAACAAAACCGTCAAAAGAATAACGATTGAATGGGTTCGTGAGAACAGCTATCGCACTACTAAAGAAGAGCGCCGCGATTTATGGGATGAAGTTATTTCTGATGTTATCGACGCTGATGGTGATTCAGGCGGTTACCGCAAACAGATAGCCGCTCATGAATTCTATCACGAGGTAAATGCCGACTTAGGTTTTAGCTTTTATGATTTATTTGAACACTCATTTACTGATTACACACATCGTTTCACATGGTGTTGCTTTGCAATTGCGTGGGGTATTGAGCAATACGATATTGTAAAAAGTGAGGCGCTTCGTGGCTAAAAAGCGTAACAAAAATCACAAGCGCATCCAAGCCAGCGTTCCTATGCTTGTTAATCGCGTCATGAACGACACGATCGAGGGCAAAGATGAACTTGCGATGCTTAATGCCTTTCAGTTTGGCTTAGCAACACGCGATGAGTACGACTACTTAACGCGCATAACAAACACGCTAAACATCGCAGCAAACTACAAGGATGACGAAGAGTTAAAGGAATCAGTTGTTGCTATTAACTTCTTAGCTAAGCTGATTTTAGAGCGATATGAAAGCACCGGTAAGTTCCGAGTGTATAGCGACGAACTAAGCGCATTGCGTAACTTGGTGACGTTTTACGACTCATTCTGGAAACGCCAAACAACAAACTTATACAACGACTGCGTTGCTGAGTTGAATGCTTTTTACAAAGAGCTGCAAGAGAAGAGAGCCGCATGACCAAATCGCTCAACAAAACTAATTGCATGGACCTTATATGATCAGACCACAAATGCTGCTTGATATTCATAACGAATTGATCGTTGACCTGTTTGCAGGTGGTGGCGGTATGTCAAAGGCAATATACATGGCACTAGGTCGCCATCCTGATATTGCTATTAACCACAATGACGATGCATTGAGTATGCATCGCGCCAATCACCCTCAAACACGCCACTTTGTAGCAGATGTATTTGAAGTTTGCCCAGATTCTGTAGTACATGGTCGCCCAGTTGGACACCTTCACGCAAGCCCAGATTGTACGCATCATAGCCAAGCGGCAGGCGGTCAACCTCGTAATGAAAAACGCCGTGCATTGTCATGGGTAGTTGTTCGCTGGGCTGGTCAAGTAAAGCCTCGTGTCATTACGCTTGAAAATGTTAAGCAGGTTCAAAAATGGGGTCCATTGATTGCTAAGCGTGATAGTGCAACTGGTCGCGTGATTACTTTAGACAAGTTAACTGATGCCAATGGCAAGGTTACTAACCGTATTGCTGCACCTGGTGAAGTTGTGCCGCGCGAAAAGCAATATCTAATTCCAGACCCTAAGCGTGCAGGCCAAACTTGGCAACGTTTTATCAAAATGCTTAACAACATGGGCTATGACGTTAAATGCCAAAACCTTGTTGCAGCTGATTACGGTGCAGGCACTACGCGCGACAGATTATTTATGCATGCGCGTAATGATGGACAGCAAGTAAGATTCCCTGCGCCTACGCACTTTAAAAATCCTAAGCGCGGTCAGAAGCGTTGGAGCGCTGCGCACGAACACATTGATTTCAGTATTGAATCGCAATCTATATTTGACCGCAAGAAGCCATTAGCAGAGGCCACAATGCGCCGTATCGCTAAAGGCATGATGAAGTACGTTATCAATAATGCTGATCCGTTCATCGTTCAAGTAACACAAAGCAGCTCAAACGGTATTCATGACATTAATCAGCCATTGAACACCATCACAACAGCCAAAGGCGGTGAGTTTGCCTTAGCAACACCAATCATGGTGCAAGCAGGCCACGGCGAAGGTAGCGGCAAAACTAAACGATGGGGCGATGGGGCTAAATCAAGCCAAGAGCCATTAGGAACAATTACTGCAAACGGTGGTGGTCAAGCTTTGGCAATGGCACACCTGCAGCAATACTACGGCGATAAAACAGAATCAGGCAATGATAGAAGCTCTGGCTTAAAAGGTTCATTGCCTACGATCACTACAGAGAATCGTCATGCATTGGTAACAACATTCTTAGCGCAAGCAAATGGTGGCTTCTATAACGGTTCTGGAAACTCAGTAACAGACCCAGTATCAACCATCACAAATACAGGCAGTCAGCAACAATTAATATCTGCCAGCCTTCGTGAGATAAGCCAACATGGGATTACCGAGAAAGCTTTACGTGTATCAGCTTTCTTAATGAGCTATTACGGCACAGACAACATGAGCAGCGTTAGTGATCCAGTGCCAACTATTACCACCAAAGACCGCTTGGCCTTGGTGACAGTAATCTATCAAGGCATGCCATATCTGATTGTTGATATTAAGTTGCGCATGCTCAAGCCTAAAGAGCTTTATTCAGCGCAAGGCTTTGACAAAGACTACAAATTCACACATGGCCATGATGGACGTGCTTTTACCGTAGCAGAGCAAGTGCGCATGGTTGGCAATAGCGTTTCACCTTACCCGGGCGCTGCGTTAGTTGCAGTTTGCCATGAAGGTGATGAGATGAGATTGGTTGCGTAATGGTTAATGCGCACGAAATGCAAAACCCTACCGAACTTGGTATAGCGATTGATGTTGTTTTCCGTGCTGCTAAAGAGCCTGCAAAGGTTGAGTGGTAGGTATGAGCGAACATAACATTGCCAGCATATCAGGTGGAAAAGATAGTACAGCATTGCTTTTACTTGCTATTGAGCGTCAGCCAGATAACTTGCAAGCTGTATTTGCCGACACTGGCAACGAGCATCAAATTACTTATGACTACATCAAATATTTACAAGACAACGTGTTTCCTATACGTGTGGTTAAGGCTGATTTTACAAAGCAAATTGCACATAAAAAAGATTACATTTTAACCAAATGGAAAGAAAAAGGCGTAAGCCAAGAGGCTATTGATCGCGCATCAAACGCGATGACCCCAACAGGCAACCCATTTTTAGATTTATGCCTTTGGAAAGGTAGGTTTCCATCAAGTAAAGCCGCTTTTTGCTCAGAAGAGTTAAAGCGTAATCCAATTATCAATCAAGTACAAAACCCACTGCTTGAAGCTGGTGATGATGTTATTAGCTGGCAAGGTGTAAGGCGCGATGAATCAATTAGGCGCGCAAATCTACCAGAGAATGAATTGAAGTCTGTAGGTAAAAATGGTGCTGAACTATGGAATTACAGACCAA